TATTTTTCTGAATTGGATCATCAATTACAAGAACGTGTGAATATTGTAAAAAACGAGATTGCAATTGCCGCTTTTATTGAAAATGTTAACCTAAAAGGCAATATTATTGAATATTTGATCACAAGTGACGCTAGTGCCACACGTAATATGTTGATTGATGCACTGGTCTTGCCCCCAAAAATTGTACCATCGGGAATGTTAGTAAATATATGATATAATACACTAACAAGGAGATAAAAAGATGGCAAGAAAGAACTACACAACAGAGCAAATAATAGTTAAGCTCAGACAGATTGAGGTGCTTTGTGGACAAGGCAAAAGCGTAGCAGAAGCTGCAAGACAAAGCGATATCACCGAACAGACATATTATCGCTGGAGAAAAGAATATGGGGCTATGACTGCTAGCGAGGCCAAGAGGTTAAAGCAGCTTGAAAAGGAAAATACAAGGCTAAAGCAGCTTGTGGCTGAATTAAGTCTTGACAACGCAATATTAAAAGATGTAAACTCAAAAAACTTCTAAGCCCTGTTAAGCGTCATGCGGCCGTTCTTTACGCTATAGAAAAATATGATATATCGCAAAGGCGGGCTTGCAGGGTATTAAGAGTAAATAGAACCGCTGTTAGGTATGAACCTATTAAAAAAGATGATGAGGATGAAATCAGATCAAAGATAATATATCATGCTTGTAATTTCGGAAGAGTCGGTTATCGTATGGTAACACAAATGTTACGGAATCAAGGAGAGCATATTAACCACAAAAAGGTGGAAAGAATTTGGCGTGAAGAAGGACTAAAAGTGCCTAAAAAGCAAATAAAAAGACGAAGATTGTGGCTATCTGATGGAAGTTGTATACGATTGAGAGCATTGTATAAAAACCATGTTTGGAGCTATGATTTTTTAGAAGATAAAACCACGGACGGAAAGAAATTAAGAATACTAAATATAATTGATGAAAGTACTCATGAATGTTTGGCATCCATACCAAGAAGAAGTTGGCGAAACAATGATGTCATAGAGGTTTTAGCAAATCTAATAATAATCAACGGTATTCCTGAGTATTTAAGAAGCGATAATGGAGCTGAGTTTACTGCAAAAGCATTAATAAAATGGCTTGATGAGGTTGGTATACAAACAACATTTATAGAGCCAGGCAGCCCTTGGGAAAATGGATATATAGAAAGCTTTAATGCCAGAATGAGAGCGGAGTTTCTTAACGGAGAGCTATTTGGAAACCTATATGAAGCAACTGTATTGACAAGCAGATGGAAAGACCATTATAATACATTTAGACCACACAGCAGTCTTGGCGGCAAACCTCCTGCGCCACAGACCACACTAATCAAGCAAATTTCTCTCTCAGCTAGCTGAGAGAGAAGCAGAAGAATATATACTATTTACTAACATTAAAACTGGACCAAAAAACGGGGGCATATCATGTATACATTTTTTGTCATTTCTTTCTCCTTTTGTGTGTCTACTTTATTTTACACGCTTTCCTTTTTCGTGTCTACTTTTATAGTATAGCTCCAATCGCTTTTTACGAGGGCACGGTTAAGCACATATACTTTGTAGCAGAAACAAAAGGAACGCTTGAAAGTTTGCAGCAACGACCGATTGAGGCAGCAAAGATAAAGTGCGCGAGGAAACTGTTCAATGAGATTTCAACAAGCAAAGTCAAATACCACGATGTGACGAACTACCAAGAGCTACTCGACATAATGAAAGTAATATAATAGAGGAAAAGTGAGCGTACAGGGAATAAAAAACATAACTACAAAATACGAGTAATTACTCGACGATAAGAAACAACAGACTTCTTACAAAATCGAGTACGTTTCCGCATACGTTCAACAATGGCTTTACGTAATGGCGACAAGGGACAATATCGCGACACTTAACTTTATAGACTGTATGTGCAACGCGGGAGTTTATAAAGATGGTGGGCTTGGGACGTCCATGAAAGTATTAGAGATTTTCAAGGCGAACGGCAAGGCATACCACATAAAGAACGGGACAGTGACGTAGGAGGCAAAACGTTTTGAGTGCACAAAAAAGAAGCTAACTCGGTGAGTTTATTATGGCGGACTCTAACAGTTACGACAAGATTGTTAAAGCCATAAATACATACGCTTTTGGGCACAAAAGCAGTATCCCGTGCATTGAGGGCGGATTCTTTGATGCGGACGAAACCGAAGTTTACTTTAAATTTGCACATAACGTGGTTATAAAGGGCGACGAGATAACCTTTGACGCGGGCATTGAGGCGACGTTCGTAATGCATGGCAACAAGTGGAACGATTGGGAGGACGAGGGCTGCTCGGATTGGTTTCTTGTACGTTGTCAAATGCGGGTAACGGATAAACTCGACTTTTTCAAAGTCATAGACATTGAGGTTTTTTCCTCGTCACAAAAGCAAAAATTACAATACGCTGCAACGAATAGCTTTGTGCCCGTCATTCGGCGGGAGGAATACGAACAAGAGGCAACGGATTTTTTGCAAGAATATTGCCCCGAGGCTTTGACGACGGTAATGCAGGTGCCGATGCGCGATATAGTAGATCAATAGAAGGCATTATAGTACAATCAAATTAAAAAATTAGGAACTGTGAAAAGCAGTTCCTTTTTCATTTATGCAATACTGTCTCTTAATTAGTACACCCTCTATTTTTTATGCTATTAATGAGTTGACATACGCAAACAAATGTTCTATACTTATAACGAAACTTAAAGTTGCGTAAAGGAGAATATTTGATGAAACTGTACGACGAAGATAAGTTAAATAGGGTATTTGAGTTCATAACACGCTATCAAGCGGATCAAGGAAAATCCCCTACTTACAGACAAATAATGCATCATTGTAAATTTTCTAATATTGGAACGGTGTATAGATATATTAAAGTGTTAAAAGACCGTGGAATGATAAAAAAAGATGAAAGAGGCAGTGTAGCAATAGATGAAAATCTATTAAAAGGTGAAACGGTAACGATTCCTCTTGTTGGCTCTGTTGCTTGCGGTGCACCCATAACAGCAATTGAGAATATTGAAGGTAACTTCCCATTGCCTGTTGATTTCTTCGGTAAAGGTGAAAGATTTATGCTGAGAGCAAAAGGAAGCAGCATGATAGAGAAGGGAATCGTTGATGGAGACGTATTGTTTGTTAGAAAACAAGAAACTGCCGAAGCTGGGCAAATAGTTATAGCTTTAATTGATGAAGACGCTACAGCAAAGATTTTTTTACCAAGAAAAGATAAGGTTATTTTAAGAGCGGCAAATAGTAGCACCGACAAAAATGGTAATAGGCTTTATCCTGATATCGTTGTCAAAGAATGCAGAATATTGGGTGTTGTCGATAATGTGTTGCACAGGCTGTAAGATTATAAAAGAGAAAAGAACACGGAAGGAGTAATGGAGATTATAGATATTGAGAAGGGAGAGAGCAAAGTGGTAAAGTATTTTGCAGTATGTCCATTATGCGGATATAAATTATTAAAAGGAGCCGAAGGAACACGGGTAGAAATGATGTGCCCAAAGTGCCATGAAGAAGTAGTGGTTACTATCAATAAGGAGTTTGTGCAGACGGCAAAAGGAAGGACAAAACAAAAAAATAGTTAAAAGAAATTAAACAATAAGTAAATAGGTCATGAGCCGCACGAAACGGCGCATGATAACATTTGTTGAAGAGAGCTGAACTCGACGGAGAATCGTTAAGAGCCTAGCAAATAGAACATCTCGAAAGGGATTGATTCTGTTTGGTAGGCTCTTTTTTTGTGAAAAAAATGCTCGAAAAATAATTTAAATAAATTTTCAAAGGTGCAAAAACCTTGCACGTTTGTTTTCTAAACTAAAGCCATCAAGGGCAAAGGAGGTGAGAAAGAATGAGAGCTACTGAGCGTAGAATGGCTATTCTTGAAGCATTGTGCGAAAGAAGACATGACAGCGTTGAGAATTTAGCAAATGAGTTCAACGTCAGCGTTAGAACAATTAAATATGACATAGAAGCTCTCATTCTGACTTATCCAGTATATACAACGCAAGGCAATGGCGGCGGAGTGCATGTAGTAGAGGGATATTACATAGGTCGCAAGTATTTGAAACCAAGCCAAGAAGCATTGTTGCAGAAGTTGAAAGAGTCTTTAGTAGGAATAGACTGCAAGACTATGGAGGAAATACTAAAAACCTTCGCATTGCCAACAGGGAGGGAAAAATGAAAGCTAAAAAGATAGGCGGCGAAATAATGATAACAGAAAGTTATCTCTACCGCGAAAGCATAAAGGAGATAGCAGGGAGACGCTATGACCCGGAAGAAAAAGCCTGGTACATACCACTTACCGATAAGAACATAGGGTTGTTGCTACTGTTGGGCGCTGAGGTAGATGACGAGCTAAGGAAGGCTGTAAAGTCAAGCACCATTCAAGATAACAACAGCAAGCTTGTTATCGGAATGCCGATAAGAGCAGCGCCCTATGCACACCAGATAGAAGCATTTAACTTCGCAATGAGGATATATGGAATTACAAGCGATAAAGACGCAAAGGAGGTGGTGCAAAAATGACATTTAGCAAGGGGCATAAAGGCGTAGCCATACTTGCGGATATGTAACGGTGGGCACAGGGAAAACTCTCATAACCATAGGGATAGCCGGAGCATTATATCAACGACAAGAAGTAAAGAGAATGCTGGTAGTTTGTCCCAAAAGCATAGTTAGCGTTTGGAGAGACGAGTTCAAAAAGTTCGCTGGCTTTGACTACACACTAGCGGCGCTTGAAGGCAACAGTCTTAAGAAAGCTGACACGCTAAGGCATACGGCAGGAACAGGATTGCAAGTGGTTGTCGTCAACTACGAAAGCGCATGGCGGCTGGAGCAAGAAATACAGAAGTGGAGACCGGACATGATAGTGTGTGATGAAAGCTCTAAGATAAAGAACCCACAAGCCAAGCAGGCTAAGGCGCTTCATAATCTGGGTAAGCAAGCAAAGTATAAAGCAATTCTTACTGGAACACCGATAACAAATAGTCCGCTAGACTTCTTCAGTCAATACAAGTTTTTAGATGACAGCATATTCGGGCTTAGCTTTTATAGGTTTAGGGCAAGGTATGCAATTATAGGCGGATACGGCAATCACCAGATTATTGGCTACAAGAATATGGCGGAGCTAGTCGAAAAAGCACATAGCATTGCATATAGGATAAAGCTGGAAGATGCGGTGGAACTGCCTGACAAGATAGACGAGATACGAAGTATTGAGCTTGAAAAGAATGCCAGGCAGATATACGAAAGCATAGACAAGGACAGCTACGCGGAGCTAATACAAGGCGAAGTAACAACAAGGAATGTACTAACAAGGTTACTAAGGTTAAGTCAATGTACCGGCGGGTTTATACGAGACGACGTGGGCGGAATAGTGCAAGAGGTAAGCAGGGCAAAGCTTGACGCATTAGCAGACCTACTTGACGAGTGTGAGGAGCAGGGAAAGAAAGCTGTGGTGTTTGCTAGGTTTATTCCTGAAATAGAGGCGATAGAAAAAATGCTGAAAAAACGCAAGACAGAATACAGTGTCATACACGGCGGCATTAAGGATAGATCTGTGCAGGTAGAGCGTTTTCAGAAAGACAGCAATGTCAAGGTATTTGTTGGACAACTTCAAACAACGGGAATGGGCTTAACCTTAACGGCGGCGAGTGTAGCTATATTCTACAGCTTAGACTTCTCATACGCGAACTACGAACAAAGCAGGGCAAGGATACATCGTATAGGACAAACAAAAAAATGCTTATACATACACCTTGTAGCAAAGAACACAGTCGATGAAAGAGTGATGGAAGCATTAAAACACAAAGGCGACGTAGCAAAGCTAATCGTCGATGATTATAAAAAATTAACAGGAGAATAGAAATGGACGAGAATAGAAGGTTTAGATTAGCGGAGTTTTTGAAAGAACTACGCGACAGAAAACAAATGCTGGAAGCAGAGGTCAAGGGCATAAATGCAGAGATAGATAGCGTACAAGGTGAGCTTATACAAGACCTCATAGACAATGAAAGCACAGGATTTAATCATAAAGGGTTTAACTTCACGCTTGTGATTAAAGAATACCACGCGGCAGAGCCGGAAAGAAAGCAAGAGCTATATAAGGTTATGAAAGAGCAAGGCTTTGAGGACTTGTTCACGATAAACAGTAACACGCTATCGGCAACGGTAAAAGACCTAAAAGAAAATAATGACGGAGAACTGCCGGAATGGCTTGAAGGTCTAATCAAGATAGCAGAAAAAACCACAATACAAATCCGCAGAGGGCGGAAAGTATAAAAAAGGAGAAAAGAGAAAATGGAAAACAAAACAGCGAAAAAGACAACCAAAGAATTGGCACAAGTAACCCAAACCTCTGTTTTAGAGTACGGAGCAAATAGCGTAAACCTTGCCGAACTGGTGGCAGAAGAGATGGAGGGGCTATCGCTTAGCTTCGACAGAATAAAGATACCTGCTGGCGGCGGGCTCGCGTACGAAGTTCCAAGCGACAATCCTGACAATCCAGATATGGTCAAAGAGTTCAAAGCGGTAATTCTGTATCATCACCCTGTGCACACGTATTACAGGGAGAAGTATACCGGCGGGAATACACCACCTGATTGTTCAAGTAGCAACGGTCATATTGGAATAGAGGCGGAAACAGGCGAGATAAAAAACTGTGGTGAGTGCCTATATAACAAGTTCGGCAGCGGGGAAAGCGGCGGCAAGGCGTGTAAGCAAAAACGCAGGCTGTACATACTTCGAGCAGGCGAAACATTGCCCATCATAATGAGCATTCCGACCTGCAGCCTCAATGACTTTGCTAAATATATTACAAGACTATTATCAAAAGGTAATAAGTCAAACAGCGTAGTTACAAAGTTTAGCCTAAAGAAAGCGCAGAACGCAGGAGGCATCTCATACAGTCAAGCTGTGCTGTCAGTAGATAGAACATTAACGCCCGATGAGGCAACAGTCATCAACAACCTATCAGAGCAGGTCAAAGCTATTGCAAACCAAGTTGTAGAAATAGTAGAGCCAATCGACGAGATATAACAAACTTATGCTTTAGGTGGCGGGTAACACCCGCCGCCAAAGGCTAAGCATACGGAGGTTGAGAGCATGACTAAAAAAGACATAGAGATAAAGTCTTATGACAAGATAGCACCTAAGGGAAAGATACCAAGCAAGCGAGTATATATATGTTCACCGCTCAAGGGCAAGATATCAAGAAACATATTGAACGCTAGACTGTATTGCAGGTTTGCATTTGATAAGGGATACGTTCCGATTGCACCGCACATCTATTTTACACAATTCTTAGACGAGAATGATAAAGAAGAAAGAATAGCGGGTATACGCTATGGCTTGGAGCTAATGTGGCAGGTGAAAGAGTTGTGGGTGTTCGGTGAATACATAAGCGAAGGAATGAGAGCGGAGATTGACCTTGCCCAAGATTTGAATATACCAATTAGATATTTTGACTACGATATGGAGGAGCGCAAGTGAATGAAAGCATATTTGAAAAGGTTAAAGAGGTAGCGCGCATAGAGGAAGTGGTGGAACATTTCGGGGTGCACCTTGACAGACACGGGAAAGCGCTATGCCCATTTCATCAAGAGAAGACGCCATCGTTTTCAATAAAGAGAGAGGACAATATATTCAAGTGCTTTGGCTGTGGCGAAGGCGGAGATGCGATAGACTTCGTGGCAAAGTTCAAAGGAGTTGACGCCGTCGATGCAGCAAGGCAAATAGCGGAAATGTACGGCATTGGAGAGGCTCAGAGCGACGGGAAGCGTCAAGTAAAGCAGGCGGCAGGCGGAGCAAAAACGGCACAAAAAACAGCAAGTGTCGGAGCAAAGCAAGGCATTAAAGACTACATAAAGGCTTGTATAGCAGATGCCTACAAGACAGATTACTTTTCAAAAAGGGGCTTGACCGAAGAAACGATAAAAAAGTTTGGGTTAGGATATGATGCCAAAAAGCAATGCGTTGTTATTCCCTATTCGTCGGAACATACATACTACCAAACAAGGTTGACGGACGGTAAAGAATTTAGAAAACCGCCAACGGAAATTGCAGGAGCAGAACCGTTATGGAATGCAAAAGCTTTAACGGGAGCGGGAACAGTGTTCATTGTTGAAAGCCCCATTTGCGCTATGAGCATAATGCAATGCGGCGAAGTGGCGGTAGCTACCTGCGGGACAAGCGGAGTCAATAAGATTGCAAAGGCGATTAAGGCAAAGAAACCAAGATGCACATTTATATTGTGTATGGATAACGATGAACCGGGACAAGAGGCGCAGCAAGACTTAGCAAACCATTTGTTTGAATCAAACATTAAGTTTATACCTTACAACATAGCTGGTGAATGCAAAGACCCGAATGAGTTGCTGATGAAAGACCCAAAACAACTTGAACAAAACATCAAAGCCGCCACCCTAGACGCAAGAAAACGATATGCGACAGACAAAGACAGCTTTGCTGCTTGCGACCTAGTAAACGAAACGATAGAGCCAGTTGAATGGATAGTTGAAAACCTTTTACCGACGGGACTGGCAATGTTATGCGCGCCGTCAAAGTACGGAAAGTCGTGGATGGTGTTACAACTATGCATAGCCGCCGCCGAAGGTAACAGCTTTCTAAACTTTAAGACAGTGCAATGTGGAAGTCTGTATTATGCGCTAGAAGACGGTAAAGCAAGGTTGCAAGACAGGCTAAAAAAGATCCTCAAAGGAAAGAACGCACCTGAAGGTATTCGGTTTGCAATAAAGGCGGACACGCTGGAAACAGGGTTATTAAGCAAGATAGAAGATGAATTAAGAGCCTTCCCAGACATTAAGCTAGTTATCATCGACACCTTGCAAAAGGTACGAGGGAAGATGTCAAAAGACGATACTCTCTACGGTAATGAGTATAGGCAAATGGCGGCGGTTAAGGAGTTTGCCGATAAGCACAAGATATGTTTACTGTTCGTCCATCACCTAAGGAAAATGGCTGATGAATCGGATGTGTTCAATATGATATCGGGTAGTACCGCACTTATGGGAGCAACGGACACCATACTCATTATATCCAAGAAGAAAAGAAATGACGATAAGGCAACATTCTCATCGACAGGCCGTGACATAGAGCAAAGCGAACTTGTGGTCGCATTTGATAAGTCAAAATACAAGTGGGAAGTAGAAGGGACTGTGGAAGAGATAGCAGCAAGGCGTGAACTAGAAGAATATGAATCTAATATCTATGTTCAAACGATAAAGGAACTAGTAAAGCGCAATCCGATTAGCGGTTGGAGCGGTTCGGCTCAAGACCTTATGAAAGCAGTGTATGACATTACTGGGAAGCAAATTGTGGAGTCAACACAAGCGGTTGGAAGACAGATATCGCGATATGATTATCGCCTTCACTGCGATGACATTGAGCACAAGGTATCACGGACAGGCTCAGCAAGAAAGCATTCCTTTAAGAAGATAATACGATATGCGCCTGTCTATCAGGGGACGATTTATGATGATTAACGTTAATTGCCTATATATATACACTAATGTCACATGTCACAAACGTCACCAGCCCTATATATAAAAATATATACGCGACTGCATTATTATGTCATTTATGTCTAATATGTACCTTAGTGACATTATGACATGATGACATATAGGTATATACATGCGAGAGGAATGAAAATGAAAGAGAGCGAACTCATAACAAAAATTAAGAACTACCTAAAAACAATAGATGATTGCTTTTACTGGAAGGAACACGGCGGACAGTACGGTACAGCAGGAATACCCGACATTATTATTTGTTACAGGGGAAGGTTTATTGCATTTGAAGTAAAGGTGGGCAACAACAAGCCAACGGTGTTACAGGCAGTGACAATAAGGAAAATAATAGAGGCAGGCGGGTATGCGCTTGTCATTAGGAGCGTAGATGAAGCAAAGCAGGTAATCGAAGCATTCAGAGAGGAGTAAGCAAATGACAACGGAAGTAATACATAAACTCAACATAACGGCGGAAGCATCACTAGACATTAAAGAATGTTTAGGTGACATTGTGTTTGACAAACGCAGGTTTAAGGCTGATGTTGAGGACTATATACAAAATATGTCAAGGAGATTGCCGTGGTGGGGTTACTTCCGAGCAGACTATGAGGGCGATGATATTGAATGCTTAAAGCTATTCATTTACAAGGGAGAGAAATTAGGTGTAATGCAGTTCTGGGATCTAAGAGGTGTATGTCTCGCAAAAGATTGGTCAGAAGAACTGGAAGACGAAGGACATATAAGGTCGTGGCTAAACACAAAGATAATAGATGTTCCAGATGAGGAAGACTGGGTGATACGTTACCGGGTATGGAAGGTATTAAGAAATACAAACAAGACAAGTTATGAGAAAGTTATAGAGGAGGTGCGAAGTGAATTTGACAACAACAGAGATAAAGAAGCTGCTAAAAAAATGGCATTTCTACAAAGCGGTTATTATAACATCACAGGAAGAAGGGCTTACAAGAAAAATAAATGCGATTGAAAAATATTTACAAAGCTTAGAGGGAATAGAGTCCGCAATAATGCGTTTGCGGTTTTACCAGCGTGTTGATATAGATACAATAGCTTCGCAGGTGTTTATGTCCAGACGCGCAGTCTATTATAGGATAGATAAAGTGATAAAAGAAATGGCATTTACATATAATTGTTGTTAAACCATTAAAAGTTTGCACACTTTGCACACTACGTGAAGCAAAAATGAAGCAAATACGCGTTATAATAGAAGTAGAGGGATGAATGCTCTACCGGAGATATAAGTAAAGCGTTAAACAGCTAAAAGTTTGCACATTTTGCACACCACGTGAAGTAGAATTGAAGCGATTTGGCGTTATAATAGAAGTAGAGGATAATAACTCTGGCGGCAAAGAAAAGGAGCAATAACTCAAGTCATACCGATTAGGTGAAGATGCAAGAGGCGTCAATAAGGAGCGATAGCTCCTTTTTGTTTGCCAATTTACAGGAGGGAAGCAAATGCCGAGAAAACCAAAAAAACCGTGTGCATATACAAACTGTCCAGAATTAACTGAAGGAATGTACTGTGATAAGCATAAAAGGCAAGTCAACAAAGATTACAACATGTACAAAAGAGACGAAGGCAGTAAGCGCTTCTACAATAGTAAAGCTTGGCGAAAGCTGGCCGCAATACAGATAAAACGCGAGCCGTTATGTGCTGAGTGCTTGAAGGCTGGGAGAATAACACCGGCACAGATAGCAGACCACATATACCCAATACGAGAAGGTGGGCAGAAGTACGACTTAGAAAACCTGCAAAGCCTATGTAGAGCGTGTCACAACAAGAAACATAAAAAGGCTTGTTTAGTACCCCAAAGTAGAAGGTAGGGGAGGTCAAATCTCTGTAAGTATTCGGAAAAACAGCGGCGCGGAACACCACGCAAGAAAGTCGCGAAATCAAGAAGGGTATAGGGCAGGTGAAAATCCGCATAAAAACAGGCGAAAAAGCAATAAAATAAGCAAATATTAAAGAAAAAAGCAAGTACAAACTTGAAAACAATCAAGTTTTATGGGCGGAAATCAAGTCAAAAACGGGCGAATTCAAGTTGTTTTTGTAGTTTCCCGCGAAATCAAGTTAATAAAAAAGGAGAAAAAGAATGTCACACGGCGGAGCAAGAGTAGGAGCTGGACGCAAGAGAAAACCACTTGCGGAAAGATTAGAAAATAACGCAGGGCATAGACCCTTAAAATACATACCGAATGAAATGATTAGCGATATTAAAGGCGAGGAAATCCCGCCACCTTCGGAATGGTTAAAAGATGAGACAAAGAACACGCAACGCGCAAACACAGCAAGCGCCATATACGAATCAACGTGGAAATGGATAAGAGAACGAAGGTGCGACCATTTGATAACAAAGGAACAGGTGGAGCAATACGCAGCAAGTGTGGCAAGATACATACAGTGCGAGGAAGGCATAAGTACATTTGGGCTGCTTGCAAAGCACCCAACAACAAACATGCCAATAGCAAGTCCATACGTCTCAATGAGCGAAAAGTTCTTAAAAAGAGCCAATCTTTTATGGGCATCAATATATCAAATAGTGAAGGAAAACTGCGAAGTGCCCGTTGGGAAAAGTCATAATGAAGACATAATGGAACAGATATTAACGGGTAAAATATAGATTAAAATCTTTCTTTTTTATCTTGCGTTTTTCCCTAGATATTGTTCGGATTGTCTGGTATTGTTTGTCCTACCAAAAGCAAAGGAGAGATAAACAATGAGAAACCAAACCTTCGGAATCGAAATAGAAATGACAGGAATAACCAGATACGAAGCTGCAAAAGTCGTAGCAAGATACTTCGGAACAAGCGAATACTACAGAGGCGGAGCATACAGCACATATGAGGTCAAAGACCAAACAGGCAGAGTGTGGAAATTAATGAATGACGCTAGTGTAAGGGCACAGAAGAAAGGCGGCGGCACAGCAACGACAGATTATAGAGTAGAGCTAGTCAGCCCAATATGCAGATACGGAGACATAGAGACAGTACAAGAGATAGTGAGAGAGCTAAGGAAAGCTGGGATGATGGTAAACGAAACAACAGGCATACACGTACACATAGGCGCTAACGGCCACACAGCACGAAGCCTAAAGAACATAGTAAACATCATGGCAAGCAAAGAAGACCTGCTGTTCCAATCGCTAGAGGTAAGACAGGAAAGAGCAGAAAGATGGTGCAAAAAAGTAGATGATAACCTAATAAGAAGGCTAAATGGGACAAGGGTAACAACAGAGGAAGATGTACGCGAACTATGGTACAATGGAGCGGACGGAGCAAGAGAGCACTATCACCACAGCAGATACCACGCACTAAACCTACACAGCGTATGGCAAAAAGGAACGGTAGAGTTCAGATGCTTCAATGCAACAACGCACGCAGGCAAAATCAAAGCATACATACAACTATGCCTAGCAATAAGCGCTCAAGCCAAAGCACAAAGCTGCGCATCGGCAAGAAAGACAGAGACAACAAACCCAAAGTTCACCTTCAGAACATGGCTGATAAGACTAGGGCTAAACGGAGAGGAGTTCAAGACAGCAAGGCTACACCTACTAGCAAACCTAGACGGAGACATAGCATGGAGAGACAACAGAAGGATGGCAGCATAATGGAGGAGAGAAAGATGAAAGAAAAATTATACATAGCATACGGAAGCAACCTAAACTTAAATCAAATGGCAATGCGGTGCCCCGATGCAATGCCTGTGGGAACAGCAATGCTGGACGGCTGGCAACTAACCTTCAGAGGTGTTGCTACATTAGAAAAAGTAGAAGGCGCAACAGCGCCAGTAGGTATATGGAGAATAACAGAGAGGTGCGAAAAGGCACTAGATAGGTATGAGGGTTACCCGACACTATACAGGAAAGAGAATATAGAGATAGAACACAATGGGAATAAGGTAGAAGCAATGATATACCTAATGAACACAGGACTACCTTGCATGCCAAGCAGACATTACTTACAAACAATAGAAGAAGGATACTATGATATTGGACTAGATACTGTTCATCTAAGAAAGGCGCTGGAGCATACGAAAGAGAGAATGCAGGAAAGATAAAAACAACAAATATATAACGCAAAGAGCAAGCACAAAACCGCTTGCTTTTTTTATTGATTAAGGAGGCAAAGTGAATATACAAAAAATACATATTTCAAAGCTAAAGGCAGCAGAATACAATCCGCGTGTTGAGCTAAAAGCAGGAGATAAGGAATATGAAAAGTTAAAAAGAAGTATACAAGAATTCGGTTATGTCGAGCCAATTATTTGGAACAGTCGTACAGGCAACGTGGTCGGCGGACATCAAAGGTTAACGGTTTTAAAAGATTTAGGCGAAACTGAGATAGACAGCGTGGTTGTCGATTTGGACGATCAAAGAGAGAAAGCACTAAACGTAGCCTTAAACAAAATACAAGGAACATGGGACAACGACAAATTAGCGGTATTGTTATCAGACCTTGAAGCAGAGAGCTTTGATGTAACAATGACAGGCTTTGATGCAACAGAGGTTGATGAGTTATTAAATGAGTTTTATTCAAAAGAAGCGGTTGATGATAACTATGATGTAGACGCAGCTCATGAGGACGTTGTAGCAAAGGGAGCAATCACCAAGCGTGGCGATATTTGGCGGTTAGGCGAGCATTTATTGATGTGCGGAGATAGTACAAGCAAGGAGGATATGTCGCGCCTTATGGGCAAAGAAAGAGCACAGATGGCAATGACCTCACCACCGTATGGAGTAGGAAAAGCATACGAACAGAAAGGCATAGAGCCGTGGTTAGATTTGGTAAAACCTGTTATCCAAAATATAACAAAGTGCGCAGATATTGTGTGCTGGAACTTAGGAGATTTATACACCACAGGCACTCAATACATAGAGCCAACAAATGTATATTCCGTGAATTTCTTTAGAGAGTGCGGTTTTAGACCGATATGGATAAGGATATGGAAAAAGCAGGGAATGAACTTCGGCATAGGAGCATACCACCTTGTTACAAATAAGCCAGCACAGCAGTATGAATATATCACAGCATTTGGAAGCAACAGTGAACCAGAGTATAACGACCAAGAATATGCTTGGGTGTCAGCGTTCGCAGGGCACAGCTACAAGTTTGTAAAGCGCCTAACAAGGGAAGAACGTAAGAAATGGGGATACGCGGGTATATGGGAGATAAACACAGTTAGAGCAAACAGAGCGCACCCTGCAATGTTTCCAGTAGAGTTGCCGTGGAGGTGCATTAAAATGCACAGCGACAAAGATCGGATAGTACTTGAGCCCTTTAGCGGAAGCGGGACAACGATAATAGCTTGTGAGCAAACAGGAAGAAAATGCAGAGCAATGGAGATTACACCGGAATATTGTGATGTAGCAGTAAGAAGATGGGAAGAATTCACAGGTCAGAAGGCAGAGCTGTTTGGCTTATAATCAAAAAAATACTATAATAAAAGTAATGTTTATATTAAGGAAATAATTATGTCAAAAAGAAAGCGTTCTCTTCAAAGAATAAAATTAAACATGCTAGAAATAGTTGATAAGTCTCTTGAGTTTTTGCCCGGCTATTCGCAGGTAAGGGATGTCCTTTCTACCATTTATAGAAATGCTAAAACAAAAGATTTTGACGAGTTTATACTTTCTATAGATAAAAACTTAAAAGGAAGCGAGAAAGACAAAGAAAGGATATTAAAGAGATTTGAAAAACAAGAATCAGATAGTATTCTTGCAGGGATAATAGAGAGCGCAATATTTTCAAAATCAAGCAAGAGCAGGCTTGTGTTGGGTATAATTGCAGCTAAACACCTTAGAGGAGAACTTATAGATTACGAAGATATGGTAATAATTTCTGCATTAAGAATATTGCTTGATGAAGAATTAGCGTTACTTTTTAAAATTCTCGCAAACAAAGGAAAAGATGATGCATATGCTGATGTTTCAGATTATGACAACACTATACAAAGAGTAATGTTGGATCATTTAGCAAACATGAATGTTTTTAATACAGATGTTATATACTTTAATGCTATAAATAAAGATAATAAAGGTATTAAAAAAACTCATGAGCTAGTTGATGACGACTCCTCAGGATTAAATGTTTCGCAGTTCACCAGGGAAAACAAAGGGTTTGTTCATGTAATTTCTGTAACTAAAGTAACTCAAAGACTCATGGAGTATTTAGAAAGAATAATGTAAAAGTAGTATAAAAATAAAGTTAGTAAATTCAAATAACCGCATCAATCGAATGCGGTTATTTTTATGATAAGTATTGGAGAAATAAAGTGAAAATAGAAAAAATAAAAATAGATAGATTAAAAGCAGCAGGATATAACCCGAGAAAAGACTTGAAACCTGGTGACCCAGAATTCGAAAAACTAAGGCGGAGCATTGAGGAGTTCGGGTACGTTGAGCCTGCTATATGGAACAAGCGGACAGAAAACATTGTCGGCGGCCATCAAAGAATAAAAGTGCTTAAATATTTAGGACACACAGAAGCCGATTGTGTAGTGTTAGATATAGATGAAGCAAAAGAGAAAGCATTAAACATTGCACTTAATAAAATAAGTGGCAGCTGGGATGAGGATTTGTTAACAGCATTACTAAAAGACCTAGATGGTATGGGTTATGACTTGACTCTTACAGGTTTTGACGCAAGTGAGACATCGGAACTGTTCGGGAAGGGTGCGATTGAGAACGCTCATGAGGATGAGTTCGATGCAAACAAAGCACTTGAAGAGGCGGAAAGGCACACATTAACTAAGCTTGGCGACATTTGGAAACTTGGAGAGCACAAACTTTTGTGTGGAGATAGCACGAAGGTTGAGGACGTGCAGAAGTTATTTGGAGATGAAAAAGCAGATTTGATGGTAACAGATCCACCATATAATGTGGATTACGGAGCAGGCTTGGAAAGCAAGCAAATAACAACATCAAGAGGAGACAGCCATATTGCAAACGACAATATGACCGATACAGAGTTCAAAAAATTTTTGAGCGATTATTACAAAGCAGCAAGCGAAGTATTAAAGGAGGGTGCAGGAGCATACGTGTTCCACTCAACAAAAGAGACGGTCAATTTCATAGAGGAAATGAAAGGAGCTGGATTTAAGTATGCACAAACATTGGTTTGGTACAAGAATCATTTCACACTAGGACGGCAAGACTATCAATGGATACATGAGCCGATACTTTATGGATGGAAAGAAGGAGCTGGGCATTACTTTATAAACGACAGAACAAAGCAAACTGTGTTTGAGGATGCAAGGATAGATATATCTAAACTAAGTAAGAAAGAAGCAGTTGAGATGTTGGAAAAGATGTTAGGATTGGAAAAGCAATCAGTAATACATTGTGATAAGCCAGCAAGAAGCGCAGAGCATCCGACGATGAAACCGATAAAGCTGTGCGCTGAACTAATTTGCAATAGCAGCAGAATGGGAGAACTTGTATATGATGGTTTTTGCGGAAGCGGCTCAACAATGATAGCGGCAGACCAAGTAGATAGGAAATGCTATCTAATAGAACTGGATCCAAAATATTGCGATGCAACGGTGAAAAGATACATCAACCAAGCAGGAACGGATAAAGGTGTCTTTCTCATAAGAGAGGGAAAAGAGATAAAATACACAGAATTGATAAAGGGAGACAAATAGGATGTGGCGAAGAAAAGACAAAGCCAAGCGGGAAGGAGGGCAGCAGATAAGGCAGTACTATTTATCAACCAGTTAAAACACACAAAAGGTGAATGGTACGGCAAAAACTTTGACCTTCTACCGTGGCAAGAAAAAATAGTGAGAGAGATATTTGGCACGCTAAAAGCAGATGGTAGTAGGCAATACAATACAGCGTACGTGGAAGTTCCCAAAAAATCGGGGAAAAGCGAACTAGCTGCAGCGATAGCATTGTTGTTAACATGTGCAGATAATGAGTATGGCGCAGAAGTATACGGATGTGCAGCGGACAGGCAACAAGCAAGTATTGTGTTTGACGTAGCGGTGGAAATGGTAGAACAGTGCCCAAGCCTGAAGGCTAGGATAAAACCCGTACTCTCACAAAAGCGACTTATATACAAACCACTAAATTCATTCTACCAAGTGTTATCGGCAGAAAGTTATACAAAGCACGGACTAAACGTTCATGGAGTTATCTTTGACGAGCTGCATGCGCAACCGAACAGAAAGTTATATGACGTAATGCTTCACGGATCAGGAGATGCAAGAAGGCAGCCGTTGTATTTTTTAATAAGTACAGCAGGAACAGATAGAAACTCAATATGTTGGGAAGTTCACCAAAAAGCAAAAGATATATTAGACGGCAGAAAAAATGACAGCACATTCTACCCAACAATATATGGGTTAGACGAAGGCGACGATTGGAAGGACGAAAAGAATTGGTACAAAGCAAACCCGAGTTTAGGCACGACAATACAGGTGGATAGACTTCGAGCTAGTTTCAATCAGGCATTAGATAATCCCGCAGAAGAAAACTTGTTTAGGCAATTAAGGCTCAATGAATGGGTAAAACAATCAACACGCTGGATGCCAATGGAAAAATGGGACTTGTGTAATGCGGCCGTAGATATGGAAGCGCTAAAAGGTAGAGAATGCTATGCAGGGCTAGACTTATCAAGCAGTACAGACTTGACAGCATTTGTGTTAGTGTTCCCACCGATAACAGAGGATGAGCCGTATCACGTAATGCCATACTTTTGGTTGCCAGAAGAAACATTGATGACAAGGGTAATGAGAGATCATGTAATGTACGATGTTTGGGAGCAGCAGGGATACATACAGACAACAGAAGGAAATGTTGTGCATTATGGATACATAGAACACTTCATCGAGGAGCTCGGCAAAGAGTATGAAATAAAGGAAATAGCATACGATAGGTGGGGCGCAGTACAAATGAGCCAGAACTTAGATGCAATGGGTTTCACCGTAGTTCCATTCGGGCAAGGCTTTCGAGATATGAGTCCACCGACAAAAGAACTATTCAAACTAACACTAGAAAAAAGAATAGCGCACGGCGGTCATCCGGTGCTTCGTTGGATGATGGATAACGTATATGTAAAGACAGATCCAGCGGGCAACTTAAAGATGGACAAGGAGAAATCGACAGAGCGAATTGATGGAGCAGTGGCGCTTGTTATGGCTCTTGACAGGGCATTGAGAAACGGCGCAAATACAGGCAGCGTCTATGATGATAGAGGGTTATTAATTCTATAAAAATCTTTGGAAAAATATAGGTTTTTGTCTGGACTTAGTGGATTGTTTCTGATACCTTTGTCCCTACCAAAACAGGAGGTAATAAAATGAACAAAATAACGATCACAATAGCAAGTAGAGGGCCTGACGGAAACATCTACGCAATACTCGGAAAAGTAAGAAGCGAAATGAGACGCAGAAGGCTAATAGAAAAATATAACAACTTGTACACAGACGTAACAAACAGCAACTCGTATGCAGAAGCAATAGCAAGAATAAGACAAGACGTAAACTTGATAGATAGTGATAACGCAATATAGTGGAGGTGCAAAAATGAGCGCAAGAGAAATTAGAAAAGTAAATATAACCTATAAAATGATACGTGGGAAAAATGATAATGAGGCAGCAGAAACTTGTGTAGAACTGCCGATATCAAAAGAAAGATACGACCAACTATTACTCGGAGTAGCAGAAAGCAACAGTGCATGGAGGGAAGTAAGGGAAGCACTAATAACCCTTACACAGCTACAAGGATATAAAAAGCTGGGAGCGTGGAGCATAGAACTAGAAATAGAAACAAAGTAGAACAAAACAAATAAAGAAAAAGAGAAGGCCGCACAATAAAAAGTGCGGTTTTTTATTGGAGGAAAGATGAGGCTTTTTGGAAGACGAGAAAAAAGAAACACAGCTGATAATAACTCAAACCAAAAGCTTGTGGACTTCATAAACGGAACAGACATAGACACAAACGCAGGAGTACATATAAGTGAGGAGAGCTCTCTTGGCGTAACAGCAGTGTATGCGTGCGTAAAAATAATAGCTGAAAGTATAGCAAGCCTGCCACTTCATTTAATAAAAGAGACAAACGGGATAAGAACAAGAGCAAGAGATCATCCCTTGTATGGAGTGCTGCATGACTTAGCAAACGAAGAAACAACCAGCTTAAACTTTCGAGAAGCGTGTTTGGCTTCTTTGCTCTTATGGGGGAACGCATATGCAAGGATAGAAAGGCATAACGGACACGTAACAGCGCTATGGTTTTTGAAGCCACAAAGAATGGAGGTTTATAGAGATGCAAATACCAGCAAACTCATATATAGATACACAACTGAAACAGGGCAGCTGGTAGAATTCGATGCACATGAGATATTCCATGTAATAGGATTTTCATTAGATGGGTTAAGGGGGATATCGCCGATACAGCAAGCTAAACAAACAATCGGTTTAACCTTTGCAACAGAGGAATATGGATCAAAGTTCTTTGCAAATGGGGCAAGGCCAGGAGGAGTGTTGGAAACACCTGGAGTTGTAAAAGATCCAGAGAGATTGAGAGCATCATGGAATGCACAGTTTCAAGGAAGCAGGAACAGCCATAAAATAGCGGTGTTAGAGGAAGGGATAAAATATCACTCAATCGGAATACCGCCAGATGAGGCGCAGTTTCTAGAAACAAGAAAGTTCCAATTGTCAGAGATATGCAGGATCTTTAGAGTTCCACCACATATGATAGCAGACCTTGATAGGGCTACATTTTCAAATATAGAACATCAATCAATAGAGTTCGTGCAGCATACATTAAGGCCATGGATAGTTAGGTTTGAACAAGCGATATATAAGTGTTTATTAAGCAAGGACGAGCGGCATTTATATTATGCAAAATTCAATGTAGATGGACTACTTAGAGGAGATTATCACAGCAGGATGCAAGGATACGCAATCGGCAGACAAAACGGTTGGTTGTCGGCAAACGATATAAGAGAGCTTGAAGACATGAATCCTATAGAAGATGGAGATATCTATTTGGTAAATGGCAATATGGTGCCTGCAACAAACAAGCAGGAACAAGAGGAAAAGAAATCAACAAGGGCAAGGAAGCCAAAGGAGGGAAGTAAAAAAGATGGTTAAAAGAGAAGAAAGATGCGCAGACGTCACCGAGCTTAGAGTTCAAGCAAAAGATGAAAGTGGCGGATCTGTAATAGAAGGGCACGCAGCAATCTTTGATAGTCTAAGCCAGGACTTAGGTTTTATGTTTCCATTCAAAGAACGCATTAAGAAGGGAGCATTCAAAGCAAGTCTTGAAAAGGACGACATAAGAGCGCTATGGAATCACGATGTAAACTATGTGCTCGGGAGAAACCGCGCTGGGACACTGGAGCTAACGGAAACAGCAAAAGGGTTGAAAGTGCGAATACATCCGCCAGATACACAGTGGGCAAGAGATTTAATAGAAAGTATAAGACGTGGAGACGTTACTCAGATGAGCTTTGGCTTTGTAGTGGAAAAAGAGACATGGAGCGTAGAGGGTAAAGAAGACGTTAGGACATTAGAGCAGGTAAAACTGTTTGATGTAAGCCCTGTGACATTCCCAGCATACCTAGATACTGATGTGGGAGTAAGAGGAGCAATGGATAGTTACAACAAGTACAAGCAAGAGAAGACAAAAAGAAAGGCGGAATTCGACCGCCTGAAAGCAAAATTCAAGAAATAAAGGAGAAGCAAACACTATGAGTAAATTAGAAAAGATGAGAGCAAAGCGCGAAGATCTGCGCTTGCAAGCAGTGGGAATTATCAATCGTGCCGAAGCAGAGGATAGATTCCTAACAGATGAAGAGAACGCAGCAGTCAAGAAGTTCGAAGAAGAAATCGCAAAGTGGGATGAAAGTATCAATAGAGCAAAAACAGTTTTGTCAATAACCAAAGCAAGAGAAGAAGAAATCGATGAGACAGACGGGGATGTCGGCGAAGGTGAAACCAATTCAAGAAGCGAAAAGCGAAACGTAAAACCAAATCCCGCAAACAACGACAAGAAGTTTAGAAGTTTTGGCGAACAGCTTTCATCGGTATACAGAGCAGCAGTACCCGGCGGAAGAATTGATGAAAGGCTATCAACGCGTGCAGCTTTAGGACTAAATGAGAGCAATCCGTCAGACGGTGGGTTTTTGGTACAGCAGGATTTTGTATCAGAGCTACTACAAAAGACTTTTGAAACAGGAGTACTGGCAAGTAAGGTCAGAAAGATACCTATTTCAACCAATGCTAACGGACTAAAGATAAACGCGGTAGATGACGACAGCAGAAAGGAAGGTTGCCGTTGGGGCGGAGTACAAACCTATTGGGAGTCAGAAGCCGAACAACTAACTGCAAGTAAGCCAAAGTTCAGACAGATGGAGTTAAGCCTCAAAAAGTTGACAGGCTTATGCTTTGCAACAGATGAATTGTTAACAGACGCAGCGGCGTTAGAAAGTGTTATTCGTCAAGCATTTGCAGAAGAGTTTGCATTCAAGATAGACGATTCAGTCATAAGCGGGACGGGAGCAGGACAGCCTCTAGGAATACTAAAGAGCAAAGCGCTTGTAGTGCAAGAGTTGGAAGCAAACCAAACCGAAAAGATTACAGCCGAAAACCTTGTGAAAATGTGGTCAAGGTTATGGGGAAGAAGCCGTGCAAATTCTGTATGGTATATAAACCAAGAGATAGAGCCTTTGCTTTATACCTTGACAGTGGGAGACAAACCTGTCTACATACCCGCAGGCGGACTATCCGAAACACCGTATGCAACATTATTTGGCAGACCTGTATTGCCGCTTGAACAATGTTCGGCACTAGGCGAAGTGGGAGATATTATACTTGCAGACGCAAGCCAATACCTATTTATAGATAAAGGCGGTATCAACGCAGCGTCAAGTATTCACGTTAGATTCTTATACGATGAAAATGTGTTCAGATTTATATATCGTTGCGACGGACAGCCTATATGGAACAAACCGATTACGCCATACAAAGGCTCGGCAACCTTGTCACCGTTCGTAGCATTAGCTAAGAGAAATTAAGGAGGGAAAATATGTTAGTATTACCGAAAATAACAAAGATAGAGGGCGGAGAGGCTAGCGTCACTTCGCCAAAGTTTGATTTAGAAACAAAAGAAGGCGTATTGTTTCTTGTAGGAGCGTCAGAAACGCCTCTAACCGTAAAGGTAACAGGATATAAAGGTGAGGAAAGCAAGGACATATCATTCAAAGGCAAAGGACTTACCGATACAGATTGGACACAAGTAACGGAAGAAGGGCTAAACCTAGAAACCACAAGCGAATTTCTTGTGCTTGTAGAATCAGACAAAGTTGCGCATGACGAAATAGAAAGTATAACCTTATCCCTTGACGGCGGGGAAGACGGCACTACACCGGAGACAATATTCGCATTCGAGATAGCCAGCCGTTACAACCCGCAATGAACAAGGTAACGGTATCCGAAGCTAAGAGGTACTTAGGACTAGATGGCGAGGAGCAAGATAAGCTTCTCGCCTCTTTCTTAACTTCAGCTGAACATATGGTGGAAAAGGTACTAAGAGCGCCGATAACAGAAGAAACACCGGAGATAGTCAAAACGGCAGTTCTGTATATTGTTTGGCAGCTGTACTTTCATAGGGACAATAGTGAGTTTAAGGCATCCGAAATAGAAGGAACGGTTGCCGTAATGCTTTCAGACTTGCGAAAGTCAAAGTTTTAAGGGAGGCGGAATGAGCCAAATAAAAGATAAGCTTATAGGTATATTTGAAGTCAAAACTGAGCGGGACTTAGGAGGCAACGAAGTAAAGGTCAAAAGATATATACATAACAGAAACCGCTTGCACGCATATGTGAGAGAGCTATCAGAGCGAGAAAAGTTTGCGGCAAAGCAAGCGGGAGCAGAGACATCAATACTGTTTAGACTTAACTACAATAAAAAGCTATGCACTGGACAATACATAGAGTTTCGTGGAAATACGTATGTGATAGTTAGCGTTGATGGCTTTGAATATTATAAGAGGGATTTGACAGTCAGAGCAGAAAAAGTGAAGCCAGAGGTATACGACTATGAAGAATATACTGAACAGTAATGTGCGGAAAAGAGGCAAGCAGGACTTGAAAAAGGTATTCAAAGAATGTCGCTTCAAGGACGGACTAGCATTAGACGAAGGAGGAAACATTGCACCCGATGATTTTGTCTATTATTACAACAAATCACGTGATGGC